TGCACGGACAGAGATAACAATCGTCCACCGTATTGCAACCAGAGTGCAGGAAAGTTAACAGCGCAAGACTGCTCGGTAACATCCAACGGTGGGGTTGCCCGAACCCAAGAACAGAAGTCGGCGACGGAGGGTTGACGCGGTCGACCAACTCGTCCTGATAACGTGCCGAATTCGACAAAGTCTCCGTCTTTCTTGCAATATTCTGAAGCTTGTACTTCAGAACCACGTGCTGTCTCGGCATGGATCCGTACTCCGAGTAGAGATTTAACGCGTCCAAGGCGGTGGTTACGGTCAAACACAACAAATCCTTGGAGATGGGGGGTGCCATTGTCGGCACCAACCTCTCGTCCAACAACCAAGTACTTGATACCATTTCCGTCCAAGCCTCCTCCGAGGTCACAAATATTTCGGAAATCAGACTCGGCATAGTTATTAAGAGTAAAGCACCACTTCTTACCCTGCATCGGTAAAGATTATGAGCGTGGGATGGGAATAATATCCCTAGGGTAATACTAGTCATTTGCAGAAAATCCCAAATGACCCTAGGGTATATTATTCGGAGTTGACTCGTGGTTGACTCGTGGTTCACTCGTGGTTCGCGGAGTTGGCTCGTGGATACGACTCCGACGTGTAAGTAGTTGCTTTCGCCGGCGCTGCGCGCGCCTGTGCTGCGCACCCATCCTCTAAGGAAAGGTTAGTTCGTTATGGAGGGCTGTCGCGGATAATGGCGACCCACGTTCCGTGGGAAGGTCGCAGTAACAGCCGACGCTACGCGTCTATTCACATAAATGCAAGATGCGTACAATTCGTAGGGCACGTCGTCGAAGCACGCGCAGCACGCGCCGTAAGCGTGTGAGCACGCGCCGTAAAAAGTCGACGACACTGGCAACTAAGGCCTATGTACAAAAGGCCATTACGAAAAAGCAAGAATCCAAGATGGTACAAATCTCAGGTGACTTCAACTCCGAACTAGAGTCCTTCCCTGAACTATGGTACACACGTCACGCCCTGTACCAACAATGTCTACCTGGCGTTACAGACAGAGGCCGTATTGGTGACACCATATACGCTACTGGTATAAACGTCATGTACAAAATTCAGGCCATACGTCAGATCGGAATGTCCGAAGAAGAGTCTCGACCAATCACCTTCAAGCTTTTTGTTATACACCAAAAAAACTCTTATCAAGTACCAACAGAAAATTGGTTTAAAGGTAAAGACAGGGGTGCATCCGATCCTTCGGAACCTTTAGCACAAGAATTCGTACAAAATGGACTTAATGTCCTAAATACTGACGCATTCAAAATTCTAGGACATAAGAATATAACGATACGGCCTACACCAAACGAACCGTATCATATGCGTACGGGACGTATGTGGGTACCGCTGCGACAAATGAAAATTAACTTGCAGAACAATTTACAATCTGGTCAGAACGGTATCGAACAAATCATGCCACTACTATGGTTCGTGGCATACCCGTACTGGGGTGACGAAGGAGAAGACGGTGCGATATATCAAGGAAAATGGCAAATGAAGTATTCAGTTCAACAACACTATAAAGATTAGAGTTCTACTATCTTATAACGGTCTTGTGACATTTTCTCCATGTCTGGGTGTTCGTTGCAAAAAACGGCAACATGACACTTAGACTGTAAAACCTTCATTTCACCTTGATACTTAGGGCTGTAAACAGTGCGGTCCTTCAACTGTTCCAAAATAGTATATTGTAAAAACTCAAGTCCGCCACGTGGCACATTCAATAAGAATATAGATTTCGACTTATCAATTACAAAAGCTAAATCATCTCTCTTTCCAACACCAAGCATCTGGACTTTGTCTGGATACGTAGTGTACATCCATCGGATGAAAAAACTCTTGCCCTTGCCTCCTTCTCTATCGACGTAAAACATTACGGTCCGATCATCGGCCTCCATTGTCAATTCGGCTTCCAGCTCTAATTGCCATCCTCGGAGCGGTCGCGTCTCAAGCTGTTGATGTAGTGACAAGTGCACGGACAGAGATAACAATCGTCCACCGTATTGCAACCAGAGTGCAGGAAAGTTAACAGCGCAAGACTGCTCGGTAACATCCAACGGTGGGGTTGCCCGAACCCAAGAACAGAAGTCGG